ACGGGAGTGGCCGTTGCCAACCAAAGCCTTTTCGCCAAAGTCGAAGCTCTGTTTTCGACGGGTGGAACGGTGAGCGGGGACTTTATCATCACTCTATCGAGCGAAGTCGCCGCGTCTGAAGCACGGATCATGGCGGGCAGTTTCATCCGCTATCGCAAAATTCCTTAGGCTTTCAGCCCTTTCCAATTTCACGTCATAACCAAGGAAAACCATATGTTGAGCGTTGAACCGCTCAGCTTCGACAGCGCAATGCTGGACGAGGCAAGAGCCTATTTGCGCCTCGAAGGGGCGGAGGAAGACCCCTCATTGGGGGCAGTGCTGCTGGCAGCGATTGGTCATGCAGAGGCATATCTGGGACAATTGCTTGTGCGGCGCATTGCACGCGCAACCGTTCCGGCCAATTCACAGTGGCAGCGCCTTCCTGCTTTCCCGGTGACGATGGTCAGTGCGGTGACAGGTATTCCTGCTGAAGGCGTGTCATTCGTGCTTGGTCCGGACGCCTATAAGGTCGATATCGACTATCGTGGCGAGGCTTGGCTGCGGGTACCGCAACCGGGAGCAGCCGGTCGGATAGAAGTAGCAGTTGAGGCAGGGCTGGTCCCCGACTGGAGCAGCTTGCCGGAAGCGATCCGTCTGGCTGTGCTAAGGCTGGCCGCGCATCTTCATGCGCACCGCGACAATCCCGACGATATTGGACCGCCTGAAGGTGTTGCAACGCTGCTGCGTCCATGGCGCCGGACACGGCTGTCATGAGCGGCGAATTTGCAGGTGCGCTGCGAGAGCGCGTCACCATCGAACGGCGGCTTGGCAACCGCGATGCACTGGGCGGGGCAAATGGACGCTATGCCTATGACGGCGCGGCATGGGTGGCTGTTACGCCGCTGATCCCGGCCAGCCTCGCCGAGGCCGATAGTCTGTCCGCCAGACCGCGCTGGCAAGTAACCATGCGCAAGCGTGAGGGGGTCGACATGAAAACCAGATTGGTGTGGCGCGGGCGGTTTCTGGGTGTGCGCGGCGTGCTCAGTGATCCGCGTAATCCGGCGCAAATGGTACTGACATGCGAGGAGGCGCGCTGATGTTCGAACGGTTGAACGAGGCTGCTGACCATATAGCCGATCGCGCGCTGGTCCGCGTAATCCGGCGCATGGCGGCGCGGGTTCCACCCAAGGGTGTTGAATTGGAAAGCCTGCCGGATGGCATAGTGCTGAAAGGCAGGCGGCTGAAACGGCGAATGATCGACAATGCAATGATAAGGAATTTCCTGCGATGAGCCGTGCCGCCATATTATTGCAAGAGGCAGTGATCGCCGCGATCGAAACCCATCCTGTGCTGAATGCGCAATTGGAGGGTGTGTTCGATGGACCACCGCCGCATGCCGCCTATCCCTATGTCGCGATGGGCGACGGACTGGTCAGCGACTGGAGCACCAAGAGCGAACCCGGTCGTGAAGTGCGGTTGGCACTGACGGTCTGGGATGATGGACAGACGCCTGCGCGGCTGCACGACCTGATCGCGCATATTGACGATGCGATGGCAGCAATCCCGCCAGACCTGCCCGGATGGCATATTGCCAGCCTGGTTTTCCTGCGATCCATGATTGCACGCGACCCGGATGGCCCATGGGCGGGGCTTGTTGAATATCGCGTGCGGATGCTGGCGGAGCCTTAGTTATCGGGAAATTGCATGGCAAAAACTGAGCCTGCCTCTCCATTGCCGTTCGTCCTGAGCCTGTCGAAGGACGTACCCCGTTAAGATCAGTTGTGTCGTGCTTCGACAAGCTCAGCACGAACGGAAACTTCAACCAAATCCTAACCCATGGGATAATCACTCAAACGCCGACGACGCTTTTTTGGCGGCTCTTGCTCACATTTCGGCAACAAGACCGCAGGCGCGCGGCCTTCACTTTCTCGTTGCGGGATAGGCGCGCTTTTTGGCGGTTCGAGTGGCAAAACAGGCTGCGCCTTAAAAGCGCCCATCATGATTTCAGCTGCAGGGCATTCGACCCCGGCGGCAATTTTATGCTGCGCAGCAAAAGGTGCAGCAAAAACACTGCCCGACAGCAAAATTTCAAACAGCATGGCGACCTCCTCTCCCAATGAGTCGTCCAATGAAGGAGACAGTATCAATGCCCGCAGAAAAGGGAAGTGCCTTCCTGCTAAAGGTCGGTGATGGCGGAACACCCCCGGTTTACAGCACGGTCGCCGGGCTGCGCACGACGCAGATGAGCATCAATGGCGATGCCGTTGTCATTACCAACAAAGGCTCCGGCGCGTGGCGCGAATTGCTTTCGGGCGCAGGCGTGCGCTCGGTATCGGTATCGGGCGCAGGGGTTTTCACCGGGTCGGCAGCCGAAACCAGGATCAAGTCCAATGCCTTATCCGGTGTGCTGGATGATTATGAACTCAGCTTTGAAAGCGGCGAGCGGCTGCGCGGCAAATTTCTGGTGCTGCGGCTCGACTATGCCGGTGATTTCAATGGCGAGCGTTCTTACACAATGGCGTTGGAAAGCTCCGGCGAGGTGTCGGCGCTATGACGCGTCCCGCCAACAGCGCGCGCGGTGAGGCAAGTGTTGCGGGTGTCATATTGCGCCCCAGCTTTGCCGCACTTGTTGCGGCAGAGGAGGAATTGGGTCCGTTGTTTGCGCTGGTTGAACGGGCGGCATCGGGCCAGTTGAAACTCGCCGAAATGGCAGCGCTGTTCTGGCATTGTCGCGTCGATCCTTTGCTTGATCGCGAAGAATTTGGCGAACGGCTGGTGGAGCAGGGTCTGGCCAAGGCAACCCCTGCGCTGAAAATCGTGCTGGGCCAGATCCTGGCCGGGCGATGAGCTTTACCGATACTGCCGTCATGCTTGCTGGCCAATGTGCGCTCGCGCTCGGCTGGCGGCCGGATGAATTCTGGCACGCAACTCCTGCCGAACTCGGGGCGATTCTCGCCGCGATGACACCGCAGGATACAGCTCCGCCCGACGGTGCAGTGCTTACCAAATTGAAGGAACGCTTCCCCGATGGATGAGGAAATTGAAAGGCTGGTGGTGGCGGTCCGCGCCGATACTCAGGGTTTCGCGCGCGACGTTTCGGCCATGCGCGCCGAGTTGGACGGTCCGTTCCAGACCGGGATAGAACGCGCTGGACGGTTGCTGGAAAACAGCCTGATGCGCGCGATCCAGACCGGCAAATTCGGTTTTGACGATCTTCGCCGGGTGGCGCTGTCGGCGCTGTCCGAAATCGCATCGGCTGCGATCCAGTCGGGATTGAACAGCCTGTTCGGCGGCAGCGGTGGTGGTGTTTCCATGGGTGCAAGTGGCGGCGGCCTGTTCGCATCGCTTGGAGCTCTAGGCAGCCTGTTTGGCTTACCCGGGCGCGCGACGGGCGGCCCGGTTTCACCAGGGCAGGCGTACCGCGTTGGCGAGAATGGCCCCGAAGTTTTCGTCCCCACCAGCAGCGGTCGCATCGAGGCGTCTGGTTCGGGATCACGTCATTCGACTGTCAATCTGACCATCCGCGTCTCCGACAATGGCCGGATGAGTGCCCCAGATGCATTGCAGCGATCATCGCGACAGGTCGCGCGCGCCATTCGCGAAACACTTGCCCGTGCGGAGGATTGAGCCATGGCCTATTGGTTGAGCGATGCGCGTCGGGATCAGCAATCGACGCCAGTCATGCGGTTTGATCCGCGTTTCTGGACGCTGAACTTCCCGCGCCCGATGATGGCGTCTGTGGTGACGACGGGTCCGGAATCGCTGCGTGTCGATGCCTGCTTTTACCGGAGCGATGACCTCGCCGGTCTGATCTGGGACAGTGAGGATGTTTGGGATCATCCGCTGCTCGCCTATGAAACCAATCGCGATTATAGTCGGCTGACTCTGTCATTCCGCTGGCGCTCGCAGGGACTCATGCCGCTTGATGCGGTCAACGGCCCGACTTTGACGATCGAAGGGCGAGACACGGCGGGGCAGCCGAAAAGCTGGTACATCCGATTGTGGAACTACGCCATTGGCACGCCAGAGGACGCGCAGATAAAGCTGCCCTTCAGCGAGCTCGCCGGCGGCTTCCTTCTGCCCGATGAAGCAGACCCGCTGGTGCCGACGGCCATCGACCGCATGTTCATTTCGATAGTGCCGCCGCAATATAGTGGAACGCCCGGCGACTTTCCGGCGGCAGTGGAGGGTTGGGCCGAGCTGTCCGAAATCCGCT